AACTAAAGCACTATAACCTTCAGTATTTGAATTTGCACCATTATTACCAGCAAAAGTGCTGTCAAGTTTGAACCAAACTTCCCAGGTGTGGTCATTATATAAAAAATTAGGAGCGGTTAAAACTCCAGTTGCTGCGGTGTTGTGTATTCCACCGCCAGCTTTGAAGTTATTAGCAGTGTTAGCTCTAGCAATTTGTATTACACCATTACCACTACTTCTTACATATGATGAATTGTTTATTGTAAAAATTGTTCCTCTTACAGAATCGGTAAGAGTTATTCCAGTATTTGGATAATTTTTAAAATTAGCTGCATCTAAAGACAACAAAAGATTTGTTGTTACAATTTGTGGTGAATGACCTAAACTCATATGCCAAATCTCCCTCGACTGGCACTAAAATTTTGTTGTATTTCAGTATTAGATAAAGCACGATTGTAGATACGAATAATACCTATATCTGCATCTAAAAAATTTGTTGCAACATTATCAACACCGTCCCATCTTCTTCCTACTCTTACACTACCTCCAGATTGTGGAGTTCCAACATAAGATAAAGAATCAACTTGTATGCCATTTGAAAACATTTTAAGTGTTGAACCATCATAAGTTCCAACAACATGAAACCAAGTGTTTTGTGTTGGTGTTATTCCTGTTACATTGCGCCAACTACCGTCAAAAAAACCAACAGTAAGATTGTAATTTGTTGGAGAATTGTTTGTACCAATACTAAAATTTAATTTAGATACACCATCATAAACATTTGTAACGATAGTTGTAACTTTATTTGTAAGTGGGTTTGTTATACGAACCCACGCTTCAGCTGTCCAATTTGTAAGATTACCTAAATTTGAACCATCAGCATATTGAAAAGTGTTAGCTGAAAACGATAAAAATCCTTCATTTGTATTAGAAGAAAATTTAGGTTTTTTATAAAGAGTAAAATTGTTTTGACCTGTTGTATCTAACCAATTAGATCCATTTGAATTAAAATTATCATTAAATCTTGAAGCTGTATTAGCACATTCTACTTGCCATCCATCAAACCAATAAGTATTTGCTCCAGCCGTTGGTGTACCTGTTGTTCCATCTAAACGAGCTTGTATGAAAGCAATATTTGTATTGGCCATTGTGATTTGGGTTTGAAATCTTTGCCAATCAGTTGTTACAGAAATATTCTGTTGTTTGATAGTTAAAAAATTACCACTAACAAACCCAGAACCACTTTCATTCGCACCAAAAACATACAATTCACAAGTGGTAGCTGTATTCGCTTTAGCATAAACACTTACGGTCCAAGTTTCACCATTATTTGCTCTTGCTAAATTATAGCTTGAAGAATTCCAAGAGGCTATGTGCGGATCAGTATTTGATGCTACCATTTTCATAGGAATACCACCAGCTGGCGAAGGCCCAGCTGTTGAATCTAAACTGATAGAACAATTATTTCCTAAATTATTACCTTTACGAGCAATAAACCAAGATCCTATATCTTTAGAATTTGGATGAACATTTGGGCTAAATTTTCTTGGATTTCCAGCATCAAGATAAGCTACTAAACCAGATGTTACAATTTTTGGATTATATCCAATTGCCATAATAAAACTCCTTACGGTTCGCCAAATGGATTTGTGTCTGTAAAATCAATAATAGCATTAGCTTCAGCTTGAATACGATTGTTGTCAATGATATCTTCAAAGGCATTATCTAGTGCGACTAAATCATCTGAGGTACTAATTGTCCAAGTTGCGTTACTTGTGTTGCCTTTAATTGTGCCACCAGATGCAAAGGTACCAATTGTTTTAATGATTGTAACTTGTGAATTTGGAATAAAGTCGTAAACAACAGCAGTTGCTGTGGCGTTTGCTAATGTATTGGCGCTTTGATAAACAATTTCATCATTGACAAACTGGCCTGTGCCGCCAGCAGATAGTGCCACATTTGTTCTTGGATAGTAGTTGCGGATTTGGTCATCAATTTCAGATATACCAACTTGAATAATTTCGTTTGAAAATACATACTGTTTAAGTTTTAATCCGTAAACATAAACATTACCACCACGACCACGACCTAATGTGTAAAACATTGCTTGGTCGTTTTCATGTTCTACATGGGTAATTTCAAATATATTTTTGATAAGAGGAATATAAATTAAATCGCCTGACAATGGCCGATTTGAAGGTACCGTTGCGGCAAACCTACGGCGAGAAACAAGAAATGTTAACTCATCACGAATTTCTAAACCAAATTTGGAAATAAAATCTTGTTCACCATCCATACCTGTAACATTTTCCAAATACATCTCAATTGGATATGCAGTAACATATTGCTTTAATGTATCTTCACCATATAGATAATCTACTTGGTCACGAGATGAACGAGGAAGATAAAAGATATCCATTCCATAAATCTGCATGGCCTCAATCACCAAATCTTCTACGAGCAACTGCTCGGAAGTTATCTGGCTGGATGGAAACGGATTAAAATAGACATTGGTGGCCACTACAATTATCCCGTAAATATCTCACTAGGTAAGCTATTGAAGTTATACATATCTTCTTCAATCTTATCCATTTCTTCTTTAGCTTCGGTCATAATGCGAACACCATCTAATGTTACACCACCTGGCATTTGTATACCAGCAAACTTACTTAAATTTGAACCCCATTGGTATTTGATAAGTGCTGTTGCGTAGCGTTTTAGAAATCTATCATTAAAAACCTCTGAATTACCTGGTTTTGTTAGAACACCATTTGTAACATTAGTTGTTACAGGACCAATTGTTGTAAGTGAAGTTGGTGATGTAATCTGATTAACTTGTAACTCTTGGCCATCAAGCGTAATTACATCACCCTCTAGTAACTCTTGGTCAAATATGGTGTCTGTCCCTGTAATTGTATTGGCCGTTGTAACTGCTGTGCCAGTTCCTGTAAGTGTAATTGTGGCAGGCCGAACAGCTCTATAACAATCAATTATAACATAGTCACCAACGGACAAATCTCTTGACCAATCAATATCTAAAAAGATTTTATTTTGTTTGCGATTAAAACGAATCTGTGGAGTGCCAGAAAACAATAGATTTAATGTGCGAATATGTTGCATGGTAATTTCATATGACACATAACTTACCGATGTGAAGTCGTAGAGGTCATGTAATCTTAGTTGATACCGCAAATCAAACATATTAATAGAGGCATTTGAATCATCAAAAGGAAACATACCAACGACATAAGTAACCGCATCTGGCGCATAAATCCAACGGCGGTCAATGTCTGCTTGTGTAATTTGATGTTTCATATACATCTTTTCAACACCATCAAAATGGTAATCTTCAAAGAATTGCAAAGCGTCATCAACTCGGTCACTAATCTGGTCGTCATCCACATTGATGTCAATTACTGGAAAGCCTAAACGGCGTTTGCAATAATCTATAAATTGTAATCTTGTTGTTGGTTGTGCCATAATAGTTTATTTATCCTAATGCTATGGCAAAGGCTATGGCACTAGGGTCAGTAGCCGTTACCGCCACGGTTGAAATTGCGTTAATTCTACCATTCGCAGATACAGTAATTACAGGAGAATGTGTAGCATTACCATATGTTTGTGATGGAGAAATTGTAATATTTGTAACATCTGTATTAGCCTGTGCGAAAGCCGCCGTTGCGGTAATTTGTGCTGTATTAGCTAAAGACCTAGCCACATTGTCAATTGCAGAACCACCGGATATAGTATTTGCAAAAGCAAATGAAGCATTAGCATGTATAAAAGCGGCCGTAATACTATTATTTTGAGTGGTATCAGTTGCTGTGGCCGCATTAGCAGCTGCAAAAGCGCCGTTAGCATAAACACCAGCGGAATTCGCAGATATAAAAGATGCGTTAGCAGTATTAAATGCGGCCTGAGCTAATGCTGAAGAACCAGCCGAATTAGCAGCCGCAAAGGCGCCATTAGCATAAACACCAGCACTATTGGCGGCCGTAAATGCGGCTGTAATAGAGTTATTTTGTGTTGTATCAGTTGCTGTGGCCGCATTAGCAGCTGCAAAAGCGCCGTTAGCATAAACACCAGCTGAGTTAGCAGTTGTAAAGGCAGCCGTAATAGAATTGTTTTGTGTCGTGTCAGTCGCTGTAGCTGCATTAGCCGCTAAGAAGGCCGCATTGGCAGTATTAAAAGCAAGTGTTGTATTGGATGCGACAAAAGAAGCTGGTTGTTGAATTACAATGTTTCCAACCATTCCTGAATGAACTGAGCATTGATAAACATAGGTAGAACCAACGATATCAAAAGGAACTTTCCAGTATAGTGTTCCTGTTACCTGCCCTTGTGCTGAAGAACCTGTGCTTACTGTTCCATTGTTTGCAACATGAGTAAGACCTGTGTCATAATTTGATCCTCCAGAAGAAACACGAATCATAAATGGATGACCAGTAATGCCATTCAATTGAAATGCTATGGTCTCTCCGCCAGAAACATAGATTGATGGATTATTACCTGTATATTGGTCAATTAGATAAGCAGAAGATCCACTATTTGTAACTGTTAATCTGGTTACAGCGCTTACAAAATTAGAATTTGCTTGAGTAAATGCACCATTAGCATATACACCAGCTGAATTGGCTGCGGTAAATGCAGCTGTTATAGAATTGTTTTGTGTTGTATCGGTAGCTGTAGCGGCATTAGCAGCTGTAAAAGCCGCATTAGCAGTATTGAATGCTCCATTGGCAAAAGTAATTACTTCAATACCGCTATCATAAACAGCATCAGCGTAAACATTACCTCTAACACCAACACCACCATCAACAACTAAAGCGCCAGTAGAATTTGAAACCGATGTAGCTGCATTATAGATATGAACATTACCACCATATTGAACCAGTGAAATGAAACCATTTGCATCAACATCAATTACTGGTAGACCAGAAATATCATTAACAGAAAAAATACTTCCTTGTGCTAAACTATCTGTAATTGAAAATAATTCACCAGAGTTACTAGAGAATGATAGCGTACCGCCATTTATCATTCTTGCTGTAATTGTGTTCTGTGTATTTGGACTGATGAACGATATGTTTGATGTTACAGAAAGTGTTGTTCCATTACCAGTTAAGAATACATTACCAGAAAATGTTGTATTAGCGGTAACTGTTCCGCCTGTGTTTGAATTAAGTGAGTTGTTGGCTCTGGTGAAAGCTGCCGTAATCCTATTATTTTGTGTTGTATCAGTTGCTGTGGCCGCATTAGCAGCGGCAAAAGCGCCATTGGCATAAACACCAGCAGAATTAGCTGCGGTAAATGCAGCCGTAATGGAATTGTTCTGTGTTAGGTTTATTGCATCTTGCGTATTAGCTTTAGCAAAAGCTCCGTTGGCATAAACACCCGCTGAATTAGCTGCAATAAATGCAGCATTAGCTTGATTAAAAGAAAATTGAATTTGTGGAGCAACATTAATACCACCAATAATTGCACCACCAACTACTGTCAAAACATCAGTAGTTTTATTGTATGTTAAACCAGA